CATCATGATCTGATTGTATCAGTTGCATTTTTTATTTCAAGTATTCCAGTACTGGAGAGAGGAGATATATAACATGTCAGCAGTTGAAACGCAGGAAGTAAATAATACAGTTGATGTTTTTAAAGATGACATTGACATGTATATAAATCTCTGGATGGAAGAGAGGAATATAGAGGATTTATGCAAAATATCACAGAATAGATGGTATAACTGCTGTAAATATGTCTATGAGAATGTATTTAAAGTTAATCCAAAGTACCTGAAGGATGATAATAATATTAATAATGCCTATGATACAGATAAGGTTAACGAGGTATTAGATATATATATAGACCTGTGTAATGACTACGAGAAAGTAGTGAATATTGTTGGGTTTACATTCTTTACCGGAATACATAGAGATACGTTAAATGGGTGGGTTAACGGCGTGCAGCTAGGCTCTTCAGGTTCCGACATTTGCAAAAAACTTGACGAAATGCGTGAGGAAAGTTTGGTAGGTTTACAAGTTTCCGGCAAAGGAAATCCAATGAACTACATGCCATCACTCAACAAGTATTGTGGTTTCAATATGCCGGGCGTTAGAGATCAGGGATCCAGAGCAAGAGCGCTGACAGCTTCGGAGCTTCCAAAACTGGGGAACGGGAATTGTGCGAGATTGCCGGACAACTTTGACAATTCAAGCCCAGATAATGGTGAAATCGTGATAGACAATTCAAACAATTTAAAGCCCAGTGTTTAATGGTCTTAAGGCGCATTAAATCGTTGATACATTACGCAAAACAAGGGTTTTGCGAATAGTTGTAAAATACGAATGGAATTGAACGAACAATTCAAACAATTTATCAATGTTCAAAGCATGATTCTGCATGGAGGGGGAGGGGGTTTGATAGGTTGAGAAAATCAGCACTACTAAGTCCTTTAAATATCCTCAAAAACAAAAAGAGATTGGATGGAAAAGTATGAGAGTAGTATCACAAAGCAAAGACGTTTCGCTTGATTTTGACCGAGCGGTATTCACAGCAAATCATGGAATGATAACTGCTATGGTTGATGGAAAAACGTTTACCATTGGGACGTATGCAAATTTAGGTAGAGAAAAAGAAGTATTCTCTGATATGCACAAGGAATTTTCGGCTTTTCAAGTTATTAGCACAAACATGGATAAACAACAGGTGGCCGAAATGTTTGCAGTATCTAAAAACATATCGATCAGATGCGTTGAGATGAATGATCCTTGTATGGGAATAACTGTATTTGATAACATGGTCTATTACATGCCGGAAAAGTAGTGTTAATATAGCGCTATCGCCAAGCGGTAAGGCACTGGATTTTGATTCCAGTATTCGCAGGTTCGAATCTTGCTAAAGAAACTTGTGAGAGGAAAACAACCATGGTAATTATTAAAACGATTATATCGACGCTGGATGTTATTTTTATGCTGATACTATTTGTATCTGGCAGAGAATCCAAAGACAAAGAAACAGCAATTGCATTATGGGTACTTGTGATGTTGCTGTTGCTGAACATGTTTCTGATGTGGAGGTAACAGAATGTTTTATAGTCCAATATTTGGTATTTGCTTTCAGCTGCCTATCATTTGTGCAGAGGAAAGAATACATATAACAAAATCAAAGGAACCGGACAGCACCGGAGATTTACTCAATCTGGATAGCGACGCAGAGCACCAGAGTGAGAAATCGGAGCATCCAGTATAGCTAAACAAAATTTTAAATTACTGGCAACTTGTAAGAGTTGCTTACAAGATAAAAATCCTACATTGCGGCATTTTAATATGCCGTAGCGGAACGTAGCTCAGTTGGCAGAGCACTCGGCTTATATCCGAGCGGCCGCAGGTCCGATTCCTGCCGTTCCGATGGAGGAATGGGTTTAACGATCCATTCCGTAAATTCTCCTTCTTGGTGTTTTTCATGACACATCCTTTCGCCACTAGGACGATTCTGTTAAGGGCGGTGCGAGACCGTCCGGTGGTATTTGCCGCGGAGCGAGGCATTAGGCGTAAGACTATATGGTGATGAATGATGATCGTTCCGTAATTTGCTGACAAGCAATCCATATAGCAGTCAGACTTGATAGTTCGGGTGCCTATCCCACGGTGCCTGAGCTGTCAAAGATATAATTCCCCCATATAGTTAGGCAGTGGCAGAATGGGTATTGCAGGTAAAGAAACCTATCGGTAAGAGTGTTGCCAAGTGGCAGACGGGCGATCATCCGTAGTCAGCAACCACACCTTTTCTGAAACCAATAATGCAAGGTTCGAATCCTTGCCTGTCTAAGCGGTCAAATTATGCTGTTTGCTTGCAGGCGCTCTATGGTTTGGCTGTAATCGGCATTTTGTATGCCTAGTGCAACGCATGGCACGAAAAACATTATTGCTAACCGTCGTATGGCGGTTTTCGTGGATGGCAAGAAAGGTATTTGCCGGAGTAAGACGCTTCGTGAAACTGATAGTCGAAAGGTTTCAAGTGCAAGGTTCAAGTCCTTGCTCCACGATGGTGCCGAGCTGATTGATACTTTGATTGAGGTATAAATATGGTTTTAAATTGTGCAAATTGTGGCGCACCAATTGAAAGTGACAAGAAAGCGTGCCCTTATTGCAAAACTCCATATGGTTTCCGTACGAAGATAGAAATGGAACCATATATTGATTCAAACGGAAGGATTTGCAGACATGAACCGGAAATGATAGAAGTAACAACTTTGGAAGATTGTGAACATAGGTTTATTAGGAAGTAATTGAAATGTGTGATTTTTGCAATGGGAAAGAATCATATAAAACTGCATATGGAGAATTTAAAATCAAAAAATTGGGCTATATAAATGTTATTCAATGCCATATTGATAAATGTCCACAGTATGCTAAATGTTGTAGAAATGGAATGAACGTAGCGATAGCAATGGAAATTGAATTTTGCCCGATGTGTGGTAGAAAGTTGGTGGAAGAATGACATGCTATGAATGTGCTTATTTTGGAATTGAATGGAATGAATTTTTGAAAAAAACGATAGAATTTTGTAACCATCCAGAAAAGTATATTCCTCCAGTAGGATTTGCTTATAAAGAACACGATTGCGAATTTTTCAAAAACAAATCTGGGATATCAAAATGGGACTCTTATTCAGAAAAAGAAAAAGAACAGGCATTGAGGTATTTTCGTGAAAACTATCACAAAAATCCTATTGAAGGTTTAACATGCGAGGGGGCTGAAATGAGTTTCATTGAATATCTAAAAAATGTTGATGCAAACTCATAAGGAAGAGAAGGAGTGTATGAAGCATGATTGTCAATATCAATAACAGCACATACGAGATGAACAGCAAACAGTACAAAGCAGTTCTTGATACGGCGAGCAAAGCGGTTACCTGCGGCATATACGCCATTGAGAAGAACAAGGTAGCAATCATGCTTCGAGAGGAATATAAAAGCAAGGAAGAGCTGAAACAGGCAGTTGGAAATTATACGGCGAAAGGGTTCAAGGTGCATTGGAAATGAAAAAAACACGTTCAAAAATTATAATCAAAACTAGAAAAGGCGGTTACACAAAGATTTATGCTAACGGAAAATGGCAAAAGGGAGTGTATAATATTGATTTCCATGCTGACTGCACGCCATTGAGATATCCGTACATAAAAGTTTCATGCGAATTTGACAAAAATAAGACTGATAAAAACGGTTCGGTTATTTACGACCCGGAAAAAGAAGAAATTGCAAAAGAACACGTAGTTGCAAGAATTTAGAAGGAGATTTTATGAAGAAGCTATTTGTAAGCGTGCCAATGAAAGGCAGAACAGAGGAAGAAATCAAAGCAAGTATTCAAAAGATGAAGAAGATTGCTGAAATCTACGAGGGTGAGGAATTGAAGCTTATCGACAGTTATACTAAGAGTACCCCACCTAAAGATAGTAAAGAAGATGTATGGTACTTGGGCGAGAACCTTAAGAAACTGGCACGGGCTGATGTATTTATTGAGAGCTACGATTGGAACGGCTGTAGCATTGAAAGAGAAACAGCAGAAAAATATGGCATTAAAGCATATATGATTCCGGTAAGGTATGTAATTGATGATTATAATGCACTTATGTACAAATTACATCCGGCTTGCGGTGATGCAATGCCAACAATCTAACAATATATTTACCGGCCAACAAATGGAGTTAGTCGCTAACCAACAAAAATTATTGGCAGAGGTCTTAATGCACTTCTGCTTTTTTGCGGAGGTGCTTTTCTTTTGGCAAGTTCAAGTCTAATTTCCACAGTAAATGGATATGAAAATTACATACAGGTGCATGGCGTTGATGAACAGGTAATAGATGCCATGGAAGAAGCGGCAAGGGTAGCCATTCTGACGGAAAAGGATGTTGAGTATGGATTAAAGGTTTCTGCCAGAGCGAAAGAACTGACGGAGCAGTTTATATTTCAATCTACAGGTGGCACACCATGGGATTTAGAGAAATATTCATTCCAAAACAAGGTATCTTATGAAATTCTGGACAAATATTACGGAATTTTGCTTTTGGAAGCGCAAAACAAAGTTTTGGATAGTGCTTTCCAGTATTTGGAAAAGAAGAGAGAGCCTAAAGAGCGGTTTTACATGCCAAGAAGAAAGCAATTTCTCAAAATAGGTCTTACACAGGCTTTGCAAGGCATGATTGATGATAAATATGACATTCTTTGCGTGTCTCTTGTTCCGGGAGCAGGCAAAACAACGGTCGAAAAAATGTTTCACGCACTTGTTGCCGGATGGTTTCCGAGAGATTTCAGCCTTTTTTATTCGCACAGCGGAGATATTACCAGAATGTACTATGACGGTGTGTACGATATCGTTACAAATACGGAAGAATATACATGGAATGAAATTTTTCCAGATCTTTCCGTGACGAGCACAAACGCAAAGATGGAGCAATTTAATGTCGGGAAGTACAAATCGTTTCCATCCGTACAATGTACGTCTGTTGGTAGTAAGAATGCAGGTAAAGTAAGGGCTTCTAAGTTTTTACTGGTTGACGATATGATCGGCGGCATTGAAGAAGCAATGAATCCCATTATCCTTGATAAATTGTGGGATAAATACGCTGTAGATGCCAGACAGAGAAAGATACAGGACACGGACGGTAAGAACTGCAAGGAAATACATATTGCCACAAGATGGAGCGTACACGACGTCATAGGGCGCATACAAAATATGTACGAGGGTAATCCGAGAGTAAAGGTTATTGCGGTACCGGATGTAGACCCAGTTACAGGAGAAAGCAACTTTGAATATGAGTTCTCCGGTTTTACAAAAGAATTTTTTGAAGACCAGCAATTATTGATGGACGACATATCATATAGATGCCTTTACAAACAGGAACCGATTGAGCGTGAGGGATTGCTGTTTCCGGAAGATAAAATACGTCGGTATCTTAATTTGCCGCATGGAGAGCCGGAGATTGTAACCGGTCAGTGCGATACAAAGGGAAAGGGAACAGACTATTTTGTTCTGCCTGTATTGCAAAAATACGGAGAAGATTACTACTGCGTGGATTGTGTTTGCGATAACACGGCAGATTATGAGATGCAGTATGAAAATGCAGCAAATGTTTTGACAAACAACAAAGTTCAGGAATGTGAATTTGAGAGAAATGCCGGAGGGGACCGTGTCGCAATGGAAGTAAACAAGCGAGTGGAAGCCAAAGGATGGATATGCAATATCACAGATACACCGACGGAGACAAATAAGGAGGCAAGGATTTTTCAGTGCTCAAACTGGATATTGCAGCACGTTATATTTAAAGACCCATCATCATATAAGCCGAATGAGCCATACGGAGTAATGATGTCTCTTCTTAAGAGATATTCAGTATCCGGTAAAAAGCAGTTGGATGATGTGCCGGATGTATTTTCAAACTTTGCGCTTAGAGTGACAAATGGAAATAACGTAGCCAAAGTAGAAGCAGCAGTAAATCCGTTTAGGAGGTATTGATATGGTAAACAAAGATATTTTAAATCAATACTTAGATTTAAGAGAAGAAGTAAAAGAAGTAAGGAATAAAATTGAAAAGCTTGAAAAATACATAGAAAAAATTGAGCAGGAAGGAACGGTTATTGATAGCGTTTCTGGCGGAAATGGTGGAAACCAACATTTTAAAATAGAAGGAATACCATTGCCAGAATATAGGCACAAAAAAACCTTGTTATATTCCAGAAAAACCACCCTCGAAATTTTGGAAAACGAACTTCTTGAAAAAACAAATGAAGTAGAAGAGTTTATTGCAAATATAAAAGATAGCAGAATTAGAAGAATAATTAACCTTAGATTTTTAGAAAATCAATCTTGGAATAAGGTTGCCGACCAAATAGGAGGCAATAACACAGAAGACAGCGTTAGAAAAGCGTTCGATAGATTTATGAAAGAGTAAAGTTGTCCGATATGTCCGGTTTTTTTCTGATATAGTTATAATCGAAGAAGTCAACAAATAGTTGAACACTTTACCATCCCCCACATTGAACGAGCATCGTAGAGAAATCTCCGGTGCTTTTTCTTTTGCAAAGAAAAGAGGACTTTATGGTATATACACAAAAAACAATCTATTGCCCGCGTTGCGGAAGAAAAGTTGCCACACACGATGGGCGTTCAACAATGAACATTTCTGTGGAATGTAGGAAATGTCACAAGAAAGTTGTTTTTTATCCGGAGAATGGGAAGACGGAATTAAAATCTCTTCCAATCCGGTCAACATCCAGTGGGATGACGTTTATTTAGGAGCCAATTATGAATAATAAATCTCTCCAAGATCTTGTTAAGGGCTGTTATGGGCGAAAAATTTTATATACTGATGTTGAAACCATCACAGCAGACAATATTGTCAAGGTGGTTGGAGACTGCATCGGAAATTATTATTACAACAAAACCATCATAGAATACCTATGGCGGTATTACAAAGGAGATCAGCCGATTTTATACCGATTAAAGGTACAAAATGCTGATATTACAAACAAAATAGTAGAAAATCATGCGTATGAGATTGTTCAGTTCAAAGTAGGTCAGACATACGGTGAGCCAATCCAGTTTATCAGTCGAAAAGATGACGATGTGATCAATAAGGCAGTGGATGCGCTGAATGACTATCTTGTAGACGCAAATAAGCAGGAAAAGGATATTAAAGCTGGTGAATGGCAGTCAGCAACCGGAACATCTTTCAAGGCTGTGAGATTTGCAAATGGAGATATACCATTTCAGATTGTTGCCCCTACTCCAATGAATACGTGTGTTATTTATAATCGGAGCACGGAAGAACCGGTGGTTGCGGTGCAGGAGCTTAAAGACGAAGATGGAAGATGGTACAAACTGTGCTATACGGACAACTATTCATGTAAACTTCAAAACGGAGTAGTTTCTGAATGGAAATTGCATGCATTTGGAAGTATACCTATTGTTGAGTTTCCAAATAATCATGAGAGAATTTCTGATATTGAGCTTGTCATAGGTATTTTTGATGCCATAAACAATATGCAGTCAAACAGAATGGATGGAATTGAGCAGTTTGTTCAGTACTGGGTCAAGTTTGTGAACTGTGAAATCGACCAAAAAACGTTTGAAGAGATGAAAATGAGCCATGCTTTGACGGTAAAGTCCAATAACAAGGATAACAAAGCCGATGTTGAGATTATGACGCAGGAACTAAATCAGAGCCAGTGTCAGGTGGCAAAAGATGATTTGTGGGACAATGCCTTGGCAATATTAGCAATACCAAACAGAGAGTCCCAAAACTCTGGAGGAGATACACAAGGAGCAGTATCATTAAGGGCTGGATGGGATTTTTCAAAGACAAGAGCAAAATTAAAAGACCCAATTGTGAAATCGGCAGAGAAGAGACTTGCAAAAGTTGTCTTAAATGTAATACGCGTTAAGGACAATGATTTGAAATTGTCAATGAGGGATTTTGATGTGCAAATCAATCATAGCCCGCAAGACAATATGTATACAAAGTCGCAAACACTATATCAGCTTTTAGAGTGCGGCATACATCCTCTTATTGCCATTAAAACGGTGGGGCTTTGGGGAGATGCTGAAAAGACATTCCTCTTGTCTAAGCCATATATAGATGCGTTGTGGAAAACAATTGATAATGCAGAAGAGCAGGAACAAAAAGCACAGGAAATTGTAAACCAATTAAATAAACAGCAAAATAAGACAGCTACCGAGTAATCGGTGGCTGTTTTTATTTTATAAAAATTCGCAAAGTTGTGAGCGTAAAAATCAACAGTGTCATTCGGTGTCGTTGCACCGCAAAAATTCGTAAAGACATATCGGAGGTAATCAATGAAAAGAGAAGAGTTAATTGCAATGGGTATCAGTGAGGAAAATGTTGAGAAAATCATTGCTGATTACGGCAGTGCCGTACAGAGAGAACAGGCAAAAGCAGCAGAGCTTAAGGCAAAGGCAGACAGCGCAGATGAGTTGCAGAAAAAGCTGGATGAAATGGAAGCAGGAAACCTCACGGAACTTGAAAAAGCAAACAAGGCGTTAGAGACAGCAAATCAGCAGATTGCAGATATGCAGAAGAAAAACGCCATTAGAGACCAGCGCGAAGCATTGATGGAAAAGTTAAAAATCAATGCAGAGCAGGCAAAATCCGTTGTCAAGGATAATGGAAGCCTTGATTATGACGCTCTTGGAAAGATTACAGCCGAAAAGGAAACCGCGGCAGCGCAGGCAAAGGAACAGGAGATTGCGAATAATTCTGCAAATCCGGGCGGCGGCAATAGTAACCAGAATTTAGAGAAAAAGACAGAAGCGGAAAAAATAGCCACAAGTCTTATCTCGGGCAATTCAAAAAGCCAAAACAGCGATGTTTTGTCACATTATTTAGGAGGTAATTAAAAATGTCAAACATGCAATATGAACAGATTTCATATGCCGGAAACGTTCAAATCTTAAAAAGACTGCCTAACGAAGCAATTCCAATGACACTTGATTTTACAGATGTTGTTGAAAAGACGGCTGACGGCAGAAAGATTGTAAAGGCTGGCACACCAATCGGAAAAAATGGAAAGGCAGACAACACGGCAACGGTCGTAGGCATTTTGAGATACGATGTTACAGAAGACAGACCGCAGGGTGTGCTTTTAAAGAAAGCATATATAAATAAAAACGTGGCTGAAAAGCATTCCGGCGTTACATATGACGCAGGCGTTTCTACAGCGCTTCCAATGATTGTATTTGAATAATTTAGGAGGTATATAGATGTTAATTAATGAAGTGTTAAACAGTAAGTCTATTGCGCTTACAACAACAGAAGAAGCAAGTAATCAAATCCCATACCTCGGATTAAATTGGTTTCCGGAAAGAAAGAAACAGGGGCTTGATTTAAGCTGGATTAAGACACATAAAGGGCTTCCGGTATCGCTTGCACCGTCAAATTTTGACACAATTCCAACGCTTAGGGCAAGAGAGGGGTTAAGCAAAGAAAAAACACAAATGGCGTTTTTCCGTGAAGGCATGGAAGTCGGAGAAGAAGAAATGCTTGAAATTGAACGTATTAGTTCTACAGATGACCCGTATCTTAAAAGTGCCTTATCAAGCGTGTATGACGATACTAACAACCTTGTGAGCGGCGCAGAAGTTGTGCCGGAACGCATGAGAATGTCACTTCTTGCTACAGAAGCAGGACACCCGGTTATTACTATTGAAAGTGACGGTGTACAGTACGCATATGATTACGACAAAGACGGTTCATATGCAAAAGACCATTATGCAAAGCTTGAGGACACAAGCATGTGGAGTGACACAGTAAACTCCAAGCCGCTTACTGACCTCAACAACGCTCGAAAAAAGTTACAGAAGAAAGGCAAGATTGCTAAATACGTGCTTATGAACACCAATACATTCCAGTATTTGCTTGAAAATGCACAGATTAGAAATTCAATTCTTGCGCAGAATCTCACGGCAACAATTGAGGTTGATGACGACACGGTAAATTCAGTTGTTCAGAAGCGCACAAAGCTTACAATCGTTTTGTATGACAAAATGTATATGGACGAAGCTAAAAAGGAGCATTATTTTTATCCTGACAACAAAGTAACACTGTTACCGGAAGGAAAACTTGGAAGTACATGGTTTGGAACGACACCAGATGAAAGAACTGCAAGACAGGTCGCTGACGTTGATGTGACAACATACGGGACAGGAATCACAGTCGCTACAAAGGTTGAGTATGGTCCGCCAATGAAAATGTCAGTATTTGCTTCCGAGGTAGTATTGCCGTCTTACGAAAATATGGATAGCACATTTGTACTTGAGGTTCATCATGATTAATCGGAGGTAGCATATGAAATATCCATATATTGTTATTAAAAACGGGAAATGGTATGAGGCAGGTGAAGAAGTCCCGGACACTGTTTCGGGAGAGAAATCTTCCGGAGGGTACACCAAGACAGAGATTAACAGAATGAGCACTGCTGATTTACAGGCACTTGCCGCTGAACATGGGATCGAGGGTGCAGAAGAAATCAGTGGAGCGGAACTGAAACGCATTTTGATCGAGCAGTTCGGATTGTAGGTGGGGAAGAATGGACGAATATACAACATTAGAGCAGGTCAAAATCAGACTGAAACAATTTCATATTGAAACCGTTACGGATGAAGATGGTGTTACTTCTGATGTTGTCGTGTTCGACCAGAAAGAAGATAATCCTTACATCGAACAGCTTATCAAGCAGGCAAGAAATGAAGTGGTAAGCAAGCGGAATTACCCGGAAAGCTACACGGATGAAAAAATATCCGAAGACTTGAAACAGTTTGAGGATGTAATCGTCAATTTAGCCTTGTACGACCATTCACAGGCAGGAGAAGCCTATATGGCAAGTTATTCAGAAAACGGCGTAAGCCGTAGCTGGAAAGACAGGGAAAGCTTGTTTGTTGGAGTATTTCCGTTTGTAAAAGCATTATAACCGTATGGGATTCCATCTGGTTAGAAGATTGTGCGTTACGTTTTGCCGACGTCGGCAAAACGTAGCAGGCGGCACACATTGAGCGGTGGTGGGCGGTGTGCCATAAAAATGAAAGGCGGTATATGATTTGACGATTGAAATATCAACAGCAATCATTATAAGCGTGCTGTCGCTTGGTTTTTCCGTCTTTATGGGCTTGAAGAGCAACAAAAGGACAGACAACACGGATCTTGAAGAACGCGTGAGGGAGAACACACGCATTAACATGAAGTTGGATGCCATTTCAAACAACACGACCGAGATCAAAAATGAAGTTTCAGAGATGCGAAAAGAAATCAATTCTCATGACAACAGGATCATAAAGGTGGAGGAAAGTGTGAAATCGGCTCATCACAGAATTGACGGAATAGAAACCCGTCTTAATGATGAAAAGGAGGTTTAATCATGGATATTATACAGTCGGTAATTGCTAACATGACAATTATTCTGGCGATTATTGGTACGCTGGCATTTGTTGTGTCTGTGGTAACACAGGTAATCAAAGGTGTAGGCGTATTTTCTAAGGTTCCGACGGACATCTTGGTATTTGTTCTTTCCATCGGTATCACGGTCGCTGCGTTTGTGGCATACATGCAGTACATCCAGACATCAATTTTATGGTATATGATTTTGGCAGCTATTATTGCAGGATTTATTGTTGCGTTTGTCGCGATGTATGGCTGGGAAAAGCTTTCTGAACTGTGGACGCGGTTCGGCAAGGATGTGAAGTGAAATGCTTGAAATTAACAAGCAAAAAATGAATTATTCGCTACAGAGCGGAAAGGTGCCGGTATATGTGACTGATGATGATGGTAACATCGAATATTCCTCATACACGGATTCAGATGGAAATGTAATTTATTACCTCGATAAAGATGGAAACAAAATACCGAAAACAACCGGAGAGTATACCACAGGTTACGAGAAGCCTGTGGTTTTTTATTCTTCAATCAGCAATAAGTTGAGTGAAGCACTTATAAAAGAGTTTGGCGTTGACAATTCCACAAACTTTGTTCAAATTGTCGAGGACAAAGGGAAACTTCCATTGAACGTCGGTTCTTTGGTATGGAAACGGTCAGATGTAAGGTACAAAGATGAAGAGAATACAATCGTTGACGAAAATTCGGCTGATTACATCGTAAAAGGTGTTGCAGACGAGGGATTGACGGTTGATTTGTTCTTATTGCAAAAAAATGTGAAGTAGGTGCGGCATGGGAAAGAAAGTAATCACAATGAGCCTGTCTGAAAAGTCTATTCAGAAAGCCATACGAGAGCTTAGAGCCTATCAAAACAGCTTGACATATAAATGTCAGCTATTGGCAGAAAAACTCGCGGAAAAGGGCGTAGAGATTGCCAGAGTGCAAATTGCTGACCTTGACGCAATATTCACATCGGAACTGATTTCAAGTGTTCACGTGGAATACGAAGGAAGCACTAAGGGCGGCGGGATATGGGCGGTAATAGCCGGTACAGACCATGCCGCATTTGTTGAGTTTGGAACCGGAATTGTGGGACAGCAAAGTCCTTATCATGGGAAACTGCCGGAGGGTGTTTCGTGGCAGTACGCAAGTGGAAAAACTATACATCAGATTTCAGATGGAAGATATGGATGGTTTTATCAGGACGACAATGGCGATTGGTGGTTTACAGAGGGAATGCCAAGCCGACCATTTATGTATCTGACCGCAAATGAGTTGCGTCAGATTGTTACACAGACAGCGAAGGAGGTGTTTGGATAATGGCAGGCAACCAGTGGGTATTTGACCTTGAAACAAACATTTTTTCCAATGTTGTAACGATAGCAAAACCAAAACTCCAGAAGAAATACAAAAGCATGAATTTTGACACTGCATTTACAACGGTTGAAAAGAACCTAGATAAAGACCCTGTTTTCCCGACTATTTACATCCATGAGATGCCGGGGCTTGAACGTGGGGCAGATTTAGAGGGCACATCCGTAAATGCGGTGCAGGAAACAATACAGGTTGACGTCATTACAAACACAAAGCAGAGCGATGCAAAAGGGATTATGGCTATTTTAGCTGATGCCTTTAAACAGATGCGATTTCAAATTACAGCAATGCCGGAGTTTAAAAATGACAGTGAAAAAAAATTTAGAAGCGTTGCAAGGTTCCGGCGGATAATCGGAGCCAACGACAGATTGATGTAAAAGAGCCGAAAGGCTCTATTTTTTATGCACCGGGTGCAAAAAGATGCGCCCGATAACCGCATTATTTGGCGGTAGAAAGAGAGGTAAAAATGGCAGAAGCAGGATTGTCTACGTTAGGAATTACGTTTGGCTATGGCACAGAAGCGACAGCCGGAACAAAGCCTACATCGTTTAAACAGCTTACAAGAATTAACGCAATCGGCGGTATTAACATTGAGCCGGAACAGATTGACGCATCTGCATTAGAAGATGCTATTACCAGATATGTAAAGGGTCGCGCAGATACCGGTGGCTCTTTCCCTATCACGGTAAACCTTACGGATGCCACAAAGGAAGAGTGGGAAGCACTTATCACGGCGTATAAGGCGCTTTCCGGCGGGAAAAGAATGTGGTTTGAAACTATTATCCCGGGATTTACCGACGCGTTTTTTGTTGTGGCTCAGCCGCCAGAGCAGATTCCACAGCCGGAGATTGGTCAGAACGAACTTTTGACGGTTGAAATGAATCTTACCATTGAAGAATACAAGGGCATGGACACCGCTGTAGCTTTTACACCGGGGGAATAACACGTCAGTCGAATAGTTCGGTTGGATCGGCTGACGATAACCAGACAACCGAGCCAGAGCTTGAAGAAACAATTTAAAAGAACAGGGCGGTCTTCGGACTGCCCTTTCCCTATATGAGAGGGAGAAAGGGAAAGAAAATGACAAAATTAAAATTTGGCGAGAAAGAATTACAGATCAAGTTTGGATATGAAGCAACCGTGAAAAGCGGAATTATCAAGAAAGTAGCAAAATTAGACCAGATGGAAGATATTGAAGCGGTTGACGAAATCCTTTTATTTCTTCCAGAGTTAATCCTTGTAGGCGCGCAGAAGTTTCACAAAGAGGAACTTGGATACAATCCGGACAATGAGGGAGAAAAGGAACAGCAGCTTGGAAAAGTATATGCCATGCTGGATGATTACTTTGACGGAGAAGATGCAGATGTTCAGGTACTTTACAATGCACTTTTAGCGGAGCTGCTTGAAAACGGTTTTTTATCAAAACTGCTCAAAGCAGATCAGAAAGAAGCGGAGAAGAAAACTCCGAGGAAAAAGTAGAAGAACAGAGAGAACTTACATGGGAAACGTATTGCGCGGAAATCCGCCCATTCTGGCTTTTAGTCACTAAAGGGTATGGATTTACCGTGCATGATATAGACGCGTCCTGCCCGGCTGATTTACAGCCTTATGCGGATGCTTACAACTTAGATAAAAAGCAAAGAGACAATGAGATGTGGATGTGGTTTGGAACATATGGATTGTCTGCGGTATCGGTGGCAGTAGAACATTGCCTTGCCGGTCGGAAAGCAAAATCAAAGTATATTGAAAAACCAATCAATGAACAGCAAGGAAAATATGATTCGGAAATGACGGAAGAAGAAATTAAGAAACAGAGAGAGCTATTTGTGGCAAAGCTCAAAATTATGCAGTCAAACTATGAGTTGAGCCATCCAAAACCAGAAAAGAACTTGGAGGTATAAATATGTCAATTAGAATTGGATCTGCAAGACATGATGAAAATGGGAAATTGACCG